CCCCTAATTCTTATGGCATATGTGGAAGAGTCAGTTCCGTATCTTTCTGCCATTTCAGAAATGTACTCTGGAGTTACCCTGGGAGAATTTTCACAACTGACTGTCCTTAACCACCACCGATCTTTCAGTTTGGTAAATGCATCATAGAAGTAACCCTCTGATTTTGTTGGGTTTCCCACCATGATGAGCTTAGAATGGGGTGTCGAAAGACTGCCTCCTGCTGCCTCAAAAATTGCGTTATCAACGGATGAAGCCTCATCGCAAATCAGGAGCACGTTTGATGAATGAATACCCTGGAGTGCTTCTGGAGTCTCTTTCCTGGCAGTCCTGCATGAAATAAAAGAACCAGAAGGATCACTCTTCAGGGTGATTCTCTCAGAAAATACCTCAAATAGTTGCTGTAGTGCTGGGGGTAACCTCAATAACTGAGACTTTAACTCTGCAAAAAGTGCGTCAAACAACTGAGCAGCAGTAGGTGCAGTGCAGACAGTCTTCTGAGGATAAAAGCATAACATGTGGTGCAGCATTAACCAGGCACAACATGTTGATTTACCGATTCCATGACCAGATTTTACGGCACATAACCTCTCAGTTAAAGTTGCCTCAAGTAACTCAATCTGCCAGGGATCTGGTTCCTCTAACAGGATTTCTCTAACAAATCGAACTGGGTCACTTTTGTACTTCTCAATAAATTCTGAGAAGATATTACTTTTTCCTGACATGGTACTTCTGTTGGAATTGTGTCAATTGAATGTAAAAACTCATGGGGGACCCAGTAACGCATCGATGTCTTACCATCATTATTGTGGTACCAGTCTGGATGAGCAAATGCCTCATATGCAGAAATCCAGCCGCAAATGGTGTACTTGCCATAAGAACCCTGGACCAGAATAAAATACTTGTCCTCCTGGTCATCCTTCTTCAAAAATAACTCCTGGTACTTCAGAGGTCTGGTCCTTACCTCATAGTGCTCACCAACATCAGTTGCATTACGGTCCGTTATTGCTCCTGGATATAACCCAAGATACTTGGCAACTGCAAACTCTCCCATTGCACCCTCAATATGGTTCTGCCATAAACCACCTGGACCAACCTGGTTGTTATTCTTTTCGTACTCCGAAACTACGCTCTCTCCACCGTTTAACCCTCTCAGGCATTCTACTTCCCTCTGAACTCCTGACGATGCTGCGAGCAACATCTCCCTCTCGCTTAACTTCACCGAGTGTGTATACGTTGACTTCATATTCCCTCCCTGGAATGTTGTCAATAATCCAAACATCTAACCACCGGGGTAAATTCCGCTTCAACCAGTCATACAATAACTGGGTTCGGTGCTCGTTTGGTAATTTTGTCAGAGAACCACCTGATTCCCGGACCTGCTGCTTGATGTCATCAATCGTTAATCTGAATGAACTTTTCATCGGCTGCAATCGTGTAATGAATGTCGGGATCATCTAAATCAATGCAGTCAAATGCTAATCCATTGCTCTTGGGATACTGACGGATGATCTGAGCCTTAACTGTCCTTAAACCCTTTTCAAATAACTCGTCCTGTAATTCAAAACTTATCTTGTCTCCAATCCTGGCCATGTCGGGTACCTCAAAAATGGTTATTTTTTTTTGGGGAATGAAAATGAGAGGTGTGTTGACTATGTCACCTGCCACCCCCCAGGCAGACCCCAGGGGGGGTTATCCACCCTATCCCTATAGTAATATCAGTGACTTACAGATATAGCCCATCCAAGACCCCCCATGTTCAGTTATATCATTAATGAACATTATCCTGGTAACTACTGATATCATTAGCCTTTTATTATCCTGATTAGATCAACCTGGGTATAAATGGGTCACGTAGGCACATGTGAAGACCTATAAAGAACTGTCTTATAGTAGTAATCCTTATACTCCTACTCTTCTCTCCCTTTATAATACCCCCTACGATTCTTATACTAATCACTCTCTTTACTCTGTTAATGTTTAAGGACCCACTATATATATAGTAGTAGTATATACAGGGTCATTATTTATAGGTCACCTTCCATGAGTTGCTTATTGAGTTGGATTTCCATTTCTGCATAGACATCTGGTGGTTCGTACAATCCTCCTGTTCCGAAAGACAGTTCGTTACCCAGGTCTTTCAATCCAACCGATGGAACTTTAACTACAGGTCCATCTGGGAACTTCTCAATCTTATTCCCTTCACTGAGGTATTCTTTAGTTGCATCTTTCACTTCTGCTCTCAGTTTCTCTTTATCAACTTTATGTTTCTTGGTTGGTACATACTCTTTAAATGGGTGCCGATAACTGCTCATAATCTCCTTTCCTGTCCATCTGTTTATAATAGATCATTTGCTGCAGGGAATGCACCAAATCCATATTTATTCCCCGCACGTATTCTCCAGGCAGATCTGGGATTATGTCCAAAACATCATCTAGCGTATCCAATTGTTGAAGTGTCATCTGTAGCCTAATCACTCTATCTCTTTAGGTTTTGGAGTAATATCTTTCACTGTCATTTGTTTCCTGAGTGCATCCAGGTGTAGTTCAGTTGCATCACTCACATGCATATCGATAGTTTGACGTTCTCCATAGAGTATTGGTGAGTATTTACTTGCAATCCACTGCTTTGAATTAATGAGTGTTTTTGCTGCAGACGGATCTAAGAGACCCTGTTCCAATTTATCATTTATGCCTCTGATCTGATCAACGGTCAACTCTGCATATGCCAGTCTAGCCTCTTTATATCTTTCACTAAGTTCTGGAGTTGTAGTTATCTTATTATACAGAACCTTATAGGGCACCTGGATCTCTTTTGACATTTTGGGCAGTGACCCGAATTCTGAGTATCCATCGAACACCTTCTCCCAGAACTCTGGATCTGAGAACATGCGTTGAACTCTAGCTTTTCTAGCTCTTCTTATTGGGGCACCACTCATTCTGACCTTTTTATTGTTATCTGATCACCAGGTTTAAGGTAGAGGTAGATATACACCCCAAGTGACACCACTCCAGTCAATACCCCCATCATGTATATACCAAATACTGTCAGCAGCAGTTCCCAGGTCTCAGTCATTATGAATCTCCTCAACCCTGAAGTTCCTATCGTTGAGTTGCATTTCATGGGGACAGGATTTGATGTTAACCCTGACACTTCCAATCGTCTTATCTTTTGCCTCTTCCCTGGATATCTGAATGAACCGAATCTGGTTATCATTTTGATATATACCAGCAGTTTCCATTGCATCTATGAGGACCTTCAGGGCATTATCGGTATCCAGGTGCTTGCGTTTGTCTATTGGATAATGAATAGCAATTGCCAGGGCAAGTGTTTCATCTTCTCCAAATGCTCTGGCACCCAGCAGTTTTGCATTTAGCCAGTACAGCACAACCTCTGCAATATATGCTCTTGCTCTTTTAGTCTTAATCAGTCTTCTGCCAGCAATTTGCCAGTAAGAATTAGCTGAGACCGGAAATGGCAGTTCAATAGTTAGCATTTGCCACCTCCTTTTGAAGTTTGTGGAATATCTCCTTCATCTTGTCAGGCATCGGAATTTTGCCATTTACTGGTCCAGGCAGAAGTCTGGAGTTCTCCAACTGAGTGAGGTATTTATGATCATCGCATGGTTTCCGTCTTGGATTCTCTTGGGTTCCTTCCCGGATATCTTTTACAGTTGGAAAGAATGCAGATGTTTTTATGTGTTCGTTGAACGAGCGTTCAAGTCTCTCTGGAGATAGATCTGAGAGTTGTTCTGTCCAGAATGATATGTCTGTCTTGTCTAATTTTCCAAACTCTCTTACATGTGAGTGGTAGTTCTTTTCACATGCCTTCAATGCTTTTAGCAGCACCGTATATTTAGCCTCATCCATGAGTCTCCTTTTATTGTTGCAATAATCCTATTGAAAAGTTCCAGAGCCATTCACATCATATATAGCACTGCGAATATCACTTAATGCATTACTGATATCCTGCAGTATCTCCAGTTGTTGTATTTTCAATCCCCATTCAATTGCCT